GATGGATGAGCTCAGGGAAATTAGATGTAAGAACAAGAGGTCTAAATACTATAAATGCATGATGGATGATTATTCTTCGTGTGAACATTGGAAAGGAGTAAGGGAATGCAAGAGTTGATTTATGTGGTACATATAGAGGACGGCATAGTCCTGGATGATACTGTTTTGGAGAAGTTGGATGAAACCATAACGGAGATAACTGGATGTAAGGTAATCCGTAGCAGGATCGAAGACGAAGGAACTATTGTTGAGAATGGAGAATGGGAGGTAGAAGAGGATGAATAGTAAGGAATTAAAAGAGCGGGCAAAGGAAACAGCTGAAAAGCAACTGTCATTAATTGATGATATTGATAAAGCCGAGAGGTCGCTTGAATTGGCCGTGACAGGAAAAATATGTTTTATGGCTAGTGGTTATGGCAATGTGTATCTTGAAGACACAACCGAACCGGAAGCAATGGAAGTGGTCAGAGATTTAGGATTAACAGCAATTATGAATTATCGGGATAAAAAGACTGCAGAGCTGGAGAAGCTTCTCGGGATTCAGCCGGCAACCGGAATAGATGTTAAGCCTCATGTGGTCGGTCCTGCAGTTCCAATGGGCGAAAATGTAATCGAGGAGAAATTGACAGAGATACTGCAAGATGAAGCCAAGTTAATTGAGTTACCGGAGAAATCCCTGGATAAGTATCCGGCGAAGAGTAAGAAGTACTCCGGCTATCCCGATGACATGACTGTGGAGCTGGTCAGAGAAATGTACATTGATAAAGGGATGAAGATCACGGATATATCGGATCACTTCAAGGTGACATACTCTAAGACTAACAACTTCATCAGTAAACATAAGCTGCATAGGGCGAGCCAAGCCCCTAAGACGGATACGAAGCCTGAGAAGCAGTCAGATGAAAAGGAGAGTCACTCACAAAGCTAAAGCATTTAGTGGTACCGTGACACAACTGAGTCCTTCTGAGCAACATATGCTACGATATTCGGATAAGGAGAAATGTGCAGTATGTGGTAAAGAGATCAGCTTCTCCGGGGCTATGACGAGGACAAATTATCATTACAAGATTTCTCATAACAGAAAGACAAAATACTACTGCGGATATGGACACTTACAGGCCGGGAAGATGAGGGGTGATTGAGGATGACAGAAGCTGAATTAAATCAATACAGGGCTATCAAGAATGAGATTGAAGATCTGGAGTTCCGGATTAAACAGCTCCAGGCTCAGAAGTTGCAAGTGTATACTACAAAGGTCAAAGGATCTCTATCTGAATTTCCATATATCGAAGCCAACTTTAATGTTACTGGTCCTGATTATGATGAACAAGACCGCCGCTTTAATCGAATTGCTGAGCTGGAGAGGAAGAAGAGGGACAAGCAATCGGAGCTCATAGAGAAGGAGCATGAGATTCATGACTTTGTTTATTCCATACAAAGTAGCGAATTACGGCAGATACTAGTTTTGACTTATGTTGATGGATTGACTCAGAGCGAAATAGGTCGCAGGTTACATATGGATCAGAGCAATGTTTCAAAGAAACTAAGCGACTTTTTCAAAGTGGAATAAAATTCATAAATGAATGTGTTATATTTGTACTATGGAAGGTTGCCAAAAGGTGACCTCCAATCCGGCTGGTAAGTGTCAAAGCTTACCGGCTGATTGATCACAGTTGACTTCTCTTGCTTCAAACAAGATCACAAATGGTAGCAAGCAAGCGTTTAGCCTTTGCATTAAATGGTTTCGCGTGAACGATATCATGGGAAATAACGTTTGGAATGAGTAGCTCAATCGGGAGAGCACTGGCAATATTGACATTGACAGATACGCAGGTTCGAGTCCTGCCGGTTCCTTTCCACCCAGACTAAAAACCGCTTTTACCTGGGCGGGACTGAAATCAACTCCATCACTCCCAAGATGGACCTCCTCTTATACTTATTCCCTAACAAGAAAGGCATTCCTGAGATTAAGACTCGAGAGTGCCTTTTTATATGTTGAAAATAATGGAGAAATATGTTATCATTCTTTAAATGAGTATAAACAAAGGAGAAGCGTTATGTTCATTAAAAGAGCAAGTAGTAGTAATCGGTATATTAATATTGCTTTAGCAAAGGAAATAGTTATTAATTTTAGCAAATCATTAGCGTCATTTAATCCTGATACATATGAAATTAATCTGAATTATAGTGATGGCACAAGAAGTATAATTTTCTCAGATGTAAGCGAAGAAGTAGTTATTGCAGAGTTGGACAGTATGATGAAAGCATATGCAGCAGGAGACAAATTATATTGTATGAGTAAGTAATAATAAGCATCCTTCGGGGTGCTTTTCTATTGCCTAAAACATAGCTCCATGCGAGCAGAATATAAATCATTGCCACTGGCTGGCAGTATTCAAAACAACTCAAATAGGCAGGTGAGGTGATTGTGAGTGAAGAAGTAAGGGCACCAAATTATGAATTAGCTGAAAACGATTATATGAGTGGTATGAAGTACAAAGATATTGCCTCGAAGTATAATGTTACGATAAATACAGTCAAGTCGTGGAAACAGAGATACGATTGGAATAAAAAAAGTGTGCATACAAAAGATAAAAATGTGTGCATACAAAAAAAAGATGCAAAGCCTATTGCAGATGAAGTCAAGCAGGTAATGGATAATCCTGAGCTGACCGATAAGCAAAGGCTTTTTTGTTTAAATTATATAAAATGCTTTAATGCTACCAAAGCATATCAGAAGGCTTATGAATGTAGTTATGAGACAGCGCTAACCAATGGCCCCGGTCTACTCGGTAATACTCGGATAAGGGATATGATACAATCATTGAAGCAGGGAAAACTCAATCAATCATTTTTGGAACCAGGTGATATCTTTCAGAAGTATATGGACATAGCATTTACCGACATTACAGATTATGTGACATTCGGAGTTAAGGCAGTTACATATTCGGATGAAGAAGGCAGAGAAGCCACCATTGATACGAGTTATGTCGATGTCAATGAGAGTTGGATGGTGGATGGATCTTTGATTACTGAGATATCAAAGGGCAAGGATGGTATCAAGCTTAAGCTAGCTGATAAGATGAAGGCTCTTGATTGGTTAACAGATCATATGGATATGGCTACGGAGAAGCAGAGGCTTGAGATGGCTAAGATGAAGATTGAGGTTACTCAATTAACCGGCGGAACGGAAGGTAACACCGGCATTAAGGAGTTCTTAAAAGCTATCAAACCTACTCAAGATGATATTAAGAATTTGTTTGCTGATGAGGAAGAGGTGAGCGATAATGGCGAAGCGTCTGAAGAAGAATAAGGCCTTTCAGTTCAAACCGTTCTCACCGAAGCAGTTGAAGCTCCTTAATTTCTGGCGAGATGGATCACCTTTTAAAGATTGTGACGTTGTTATTGCCGATGGATCTATCCGATCGGGAAAGACTATAGCTGATATATGTAGTTTCCTTCAGTGGAGTCAAGAGACCTTTGAGGGGGAGAGTTTTATATTAGCTGGAAAGACTATGGGAGCTCTGAAGCGTAATGTTGTTAAGCCAATGCTTCAGATACTGACGGCATGGGGTTGGTCGTATAACTACAACCGATCAGAGAACTTCATCGAGATCGGAACGAATACATATTATCTGTTTGGAGCGAATACTGAAGCTTCTCAAGATGCTTTGCAAGGTTTAACTGCTGCCGGTGCGTATGCCGATGAAGCAGCTCTATTCCCTCAGTCGTTCATTGATCAGATGATTGGTAGATGCTCGGTCGAGGGTGCCAAAATATTTATGAACTGTAATCCGGAAGGACCTCATCATTATATCAAAGAGGAATTCATTGATAAGGCTAAAGAGAAGAATGTGTATCATCTGCACTTCACAATGGATGATAACCTCACTCTTAGCCAGAAGATAAAGGATCGCTATAAGAGAATGTTCACCGGAGTATTCTTCAAAAGGTTTATTCTTGGTTTGTGGGTAGCAGCAGACGGGTTAATATATCAACTGTTCGCTGATAACTCAGAGTCCTTCATAATTGATGATGAATGGTTAAAACAGAATCCCATAACCCACGGAACGATCGGAGTTGACTTTGGTGGAACGAAGTCGGCTCATGCCTTTACCTTTACCGGATTTACTAAGGGATATAAGTACGTGGTGACAATAAAAGAATATTACAAAAAGAAAAGGATCAGCCCGGCACAGCTTGAGGCTGATTTTGTTGATTTCGTCAAGCAGGTCCAGAGCAAGTATAAATGTTACGAAGCTTATTGTGATAGTGCAGAGCAGACATTGATTAGTGGATTAGAATCGGCTGTTATAAGGGCAGGGGTGGCAA